CTATAGAGACTATGCAGAGGGAGCAACTGACCCTATACTAGCAAGATGCAATTCTATAGATGATAAGATTAGCGAAGCATTTGGGCACTAAGCACTAACACTCATACGGCAGTTGTTTAAGCGGTTGCCGTATTTGTTTATATTTTGCGTGATGATAAAAAAAGGAACCTTCCTAACCTACAGAGGTGACAATTCGAGTTAGCTATATCTCTATATAAAAAAAATCCCGTGGCCAAAAATCGTCTAATTACCTTTTTTCATACATAGCTTTGCTATGGTTCTTCGGGAAGTTATAAATATCTTTAAGATCAGTTGAGGGAGATGCAAGACCTACAGGATACAATTTATCATATATACGCAAAAGACAGATGCATATATAACTGTCTAAATGAAGATCAGTTTGAAGATACATGGGAGATGCTCAAAGTAATGGTAGGCATACTCAAGACGGATTATACAGAAAGCGACCTATCATATATCAAGTTACAAGGTAAAGTCGGTTATGGTGGGCCTGGGAAAGTGATATATACCGAACCAATGGGAGATGACTCATATTGACAATGTATAGATAAGGGTGTAAAATAATAGTGTAGTGAACTTATCTTAATGGCTAAAGGATTTAAAGTAAAAACGGTTGCACCAAAAGTTAAAGCACCTGATTGGGATATTGATGCAATTAAAGCACGAATGAAAGGAAAGGCAATAGTCTTCTGTCTACCTGGTAGAGGAACTTCCTATATCTTCCTTAAGAACTTCGTGCAACTATGTTTCGACATGGTGCAGAATGGAATGAGTATACAGATATCACAAGATTACTCTTCTATGGTAAACTTTGCAAGATGTAAAGTATTAGGTGCAAATGTATTGCGTGGCCCAAAACAAATACCTTGGGATGGCAAACTTAAGTATGACTATCAGTTATGGATAGACTCTGATATTGTCTTTGATACTAACAAGTTCTGGCAATTATGTGATCTAGCACTTCCTGCTGATGGTCAAGAGAAAGAGATAACTGCAGGATGGTATGCTACTGAAGATGGTTCTACTACCAGTATTGCTCATTGGCTCGAAGAAGATGACTTCCGTAAGAATGGTGGAGTCATGAATCACGAGACTGTGGATACTATGGGTAAGAGAAAGAAACCTTTTACCTGCGATTACACTGGTTTTGGTTGGGTTCTAATAAAGAATGGTGTCTTCGAGAAACTAGAGTATCCTTGGTTTGCTCCTAAGATGCAAGTCTTTGAGTCAGGTGATGTTCAAGATATGTGTGGTGAAGACGTATCGTTCTGTTTAGATGCACAAGAAGCAGGATATGAGATATGGGCAGATCCTCGCATTCGCGTCGGTCATGAGAAGACAAGGGTAATTTAATGGTTATCGCGTTCTTCTCGATACTCGTAATACTTTTCATTGTATTAGTATTAGTTACTTACTATAATCCACATCGTTAAATATGGCAGTTAGATCAACAACAGGTTCATGGGGAAATACTATCTTAGTATCCGTGGCAAAGAAGAGTCGCCAAGGCTCCTCGAAACATACCAAATATTCCGCGACTTCTCGTAATAAAGCAAAGAAGCGTTATCGTGGTCAAGGAAAGTAATGTTGAGCACAAAATATCGTGTTAGACTTACCGACATATGTTGTCGGATTATATCTGATGATACTGTTACTATTGAAGAGAGAGTGTGGATGAATAAATTATGTGAATATAACCAACAGGCAAAAGACCTTCGTGGGTCTTTGCTTTGCCCTGATTTATTGGAGTGGGATTAAATGTCTTGTCTTATTACGAACCTTCCATCATATGAAGTATGGGTGCGGAAGGAATACTTAACTGACCATCAAAGTGGTCACGGTGAATTTGTCAAGGGGGTTTGGGTATCTGCTAAGTCAATACCTGGCCGTGCTTTTTACTTTGAAACATACTTACCTGAGTATGCTGCAATGTTTGACAAATTACCAATATCCGCGTTTCTCTCGTCACCTGAGTTACCAGACCCAGATATGACATTACATAACTTACAGTTCTGGAATTGTATGGATTATGGGGTTGTAGCAGTTCAAAAGCAGTTTATAGGGTCAATGCACTATGAAGTGTATACAAGAGACTACGGCAACCAAACAGGAACGTATATCTGCACATTAGATAATTATCATCAAGATGTAGATGCGATTGATTACTCAACGAGTGAACAACCTGCAGAGCATAAGTCACATAACCTTCTTGAATTAGATAATGGGCAGTTTGCATTATATCCGAATAATAGAATGCGTATCTATGATAATAGCATTACACCCGAAGTTCCTAAGAATCCTGACTTCAAAGTATCAACAGTTTACTATCAGGTAGAAAATGGTCATGACCGTGATGGATTGGGTTCTGAAGAGAATTACTTCTGGAAAACAGCAAAAGAAAGGTCTGAATTTGGTGATGTAGGAGTTGGAAATACTGCAATTGATGGGTTAGGCTAAAAACTAACAGATATAGTGTCTAAATAGAACAAATGTTCGTTTAGGCACTTTTTTGTGTCTTCTTGGAGGTTCCCATGTCAGAAAAAATGCTACGAGAGATTGCAAACGACTCTATGACTCCTAAAAAGAGTGATAAACAGAGTTCTAGTGACTTATTTGAACGTCTTCGTGGAGAAGATGAAGATGGTTTAGATTATGAGATTGAAAGTTACGAAGTTATCTCGGAATATCGTTAGAAAACCCTGATAAATAAAATATAGTACTATAAACTTCTAATGCCAGCTCAAAGAGTTAGTAAAGGTTTCAAAGATCTTAGTATGTCATTTAAATTTAACCCTTTGAGTGGCGATTTGATTACTTTGAAGAATGAAAACGCAATAGCGAGAGCTGTGCGTAATATAGTATCGACTACACCTGGTGAAAAGTTTTTTGATCCTGATTTTGGGTCTAGTATAAGTGAAATATTATTTGAAAACGTTGATGATATCACTGCAGTGTCAATTGAAGACGAAATTAAGAGTTGTTTAGGTAATTATGAACCTAGAGTTGAATTAATTGACGTAGATGTGGATCCTAACTTTGATGAGAATCAATTTGACGTAATAATCACATATAGAATAGTCGGTGTGGATATTCCACCATCACAATTAGAATTTGCTTTGCTTCCATCACGATAAATGTCACTTTTAAACTTTACTAGTCTGGATTTTGACCAGATTAAAGAAACACTTAAACAATATTTACAATCCAACTCGAATTTTACGGATTATGACTTCGAGGGATCAAACCTGTCAACAATTTTAGACGTTTTAGCATATAATACTTACATTACTTCATATAATGCCAATATGATCTCTAATGAGGTCTTTATTGATAGTGCGACTCTTAGAGAAAACGTTGTTGCACTTGCAAGAAACATCGGATATGTGCCAAGATCAAGAAAAGCATCAAATGCAAGCATAAATTTCACTGTAGAACCAGGAATCACTCCTCCACCAACAACTGTTACCTTAAAAAAAGGCCCAGTTGCCTCTACAAACGAATTTGGAGGTCAATCTTTCGTTTTTGGTATTACAAAAGACGTTACAAAACCAGTTATTGACGGAGTTGCGTCATTTTTAGATGTAGATGTCAAAGAAGGCACTGTAATTGACCAAAAATTCCCATATTCTACAAATAATATCAATCAAAGGTTTATTTTATCCAATTCTGGCATCGATTTAAGCACTTTAGAGGTCTATGTAAGACCATCTGCGACTTCTTCACTACTTTCAAGTTATACAAGGCAAGATAGTCTGTTTGATGCGGTTACTGGAAGTGCAATTACGGGTGATTCACTCATTTATTACATTCAAGAGATCGAAGATGAGCAATATGAGATCATTTTTGGTGATGGAATCTTTGGAAAAGCACTTGCAGACGGAAATATCGTTGAAGTTTCTTATATTGTGTCAAATGGATCAGAATCTAATGGTATTAGCAACCTAACTTTTAGCGGAAAATGCACATATACAAGAAATGCAGTTGAAAACACCATAACTAGTGGTATTTCTCTCTTAACTGCTAATACACCCTCTAGTGGTGGTGATGAAATTGAGAGTGTTGACTCCGTTAAGAAGTATGCACCACAGATTTATGGCACTCAAAACCGTGCTTTGACCTCAAATGACTATGAAATTCTAATTCCTAACAAAATTTACCCAGAAACTGAGTCAATTTCAGTTTATGGTGGTGAAGAATTGGTTCCTCCACAGTATGGAAAGGTTTTTATAAGCATAAAACCAAGAACTGGTGACTTTGTTCCCAATGCAATCAAAGAAAATATCAAAAGAGACCTCCGAAAATACTCTGTAGCAGGAATTGTGCCCGAAATTCTCGATCTCAAGTATCTCTACCTTGAGACTGACAGTAAAGTTTACTATAATACGAGTCTTGCACCCAATGCATTGATGGTTTCATCAACAATTTTGAACAATATTAACAAATTAGCTGCTTCTGCGGAGTTAAATAAGTATGGAGCAAGGTTCAAATACAGTAAATTTCTCAAAGTTATTGATCAAAGTCATGAATCTGTAACTTCAAACGTCACAACAGTCGAAATGAGACGAGACTTGAGGTTAGCTACCGACCAATTTGCAGAATATGCTATTGATTTTGGTAATCAGTTTCATATTTCATCTATGGATGGGTTTAATATTCGTTCAAGTGCCTTTAGAGTTTTAGATATTGGTAGACAAGTTTACCTTTATGACATTCCAAACACTGATAAAAAGACTGGATCACTTGGTTTATTCTCTTTAGACGCACCAGGTTCAACAACTCCACTAATTGAAAGGTCAAATGTGGGTGTAGTTAACTACAACACAGGTAGAATGACCCTTAACCCCATTAATATTGTCTCAGGTAAGACAAAAGATGCTCAACAAATCATGGAAATATCTGTAGTTCCCGAATCAAACGACGTAATTGGATTACAGGATCTTTATTTACAACTAGATACTAGTAATGTAGAGATGGTTGTTGATGAAATTGCGTCAGGTGCAGACCCATCAGGATCAACATATACAGTTACATCAAGTTATACAGACAGAAAGATCGTAAGATAACACATGACCGATAAAAGAGTTCAAATTAATAAGGTTGTAAAAGAACAACTCCCTAGTTATGTTAGGGATGATAGCCCTTTAGTCGGTGAATTTTTAAGTGCATATTATCAAGGGCAAGAATATCAAGGTGGCCCGATTGATATAATCAATAATTTAGATTCTTATATACAATTAAACAAATCTGGAACTTTAGTTGGATTTACAACTCTTTCAAGTGCTATTGGTCAGTTCGATCAAACTATATCTGTAAAGGATACAACTGGATTTCCTGATAGTTATGGTCTATTAAAGATTGATAATGAAATAATTACATACACTGGATTAACAACAAATTCATTTACTGGATGTATTCGTGGATTTAGTGGTATTACATCATTTAGTAATCCTGATGAACCAGAAGAGTTTGTATTCTCTACATCAAAAGCAGCTGCTCATGCAGTTGGTGTGGGAACAAGTGGTGGTCAAGTTAATAATTTAAGCACATTATTTTTACAAGAATTTTTAAAGAAGTCAAAACAACAGTTTTTACCAGGTTTCCAAAAAGATCTAAACCCTGCATTAAACCAACCACAGTTTATTCGCCACTCAAAAGATTTTTATAACTCTAGAGGAACCGACGAATCATTTAAATTACTATTCAAGTCATTATATAATGAGGAAGTAGATATTGTTAGACCTGCTGATTATGTCATTGCACCATCTGACGCTAACTTTAGAAAAACTCGTGATCTCATAGTAGAGGCAATTCAAGGAGATCCTATGGATCTTGAGAATAAAACACTCTTTCAAGACCCTGTAGAGAATCTATCTAGAGCATATGGCCCCGTGTCAATGGTTGAAAGAGTAAGAGTTGGTCTCTTAACTGCAACTTACTATAAAGTCAGTATTGATGCTTCCTTTGGAACAGGTAGTTCAGATGAATTATTATATGGTAATTTTGCTGTTCATGCCAATTCAAAGAATGTTGGTCAAGTAGGTGCAGCACAGACCTTTATAGATGTTGACTCGACCATAGGTTTCCCAAATAGTGGAGCACTGACCTTCGTATATCAAAATGGAACAGTTGGAGTTTGCACTTACACTAACACCAATATCACACAGTTTTTAGGTATAAGCACTACTGGTATTACCACTACTATTAAGGATGCAACAACAATTAGACAGAATGCTTATGTTTATGCCTTGGGTCAGGCTAACAGCACTGCAGGGGTCACTACAGACGGCATACGTTGCAGAATAACAGGTGTATTAAATGATATAGAATTA